CTTGAATAAACTGAAGCAGTGCTAAGTTTGAAAAATGCCCGCCGCGAAGATCGTCATCAAACGTGATTTTAGTGTCAGTGACACCGTTAAGGGCTTGCTCCAAGAGCGTTACAAAGATGTGACGTTTGTTTTGGAAGGGCATGGAGACCATGACCATCCAATAGGAGCGCTAGAGAGAGCAGTTAGTGAAGAAAAACTGTATCGTTGGGCTACTCATGATTTCAAAGATTATGAGTTAGCCATTTGTGACATTGGTGGTAATGCAAACCGCCATGCTGCAGCGGGTCGCATGAACGTTCATTCGTGTAACCCGGTTCTCGATGGGTCGGATGTGATTCGACGCCTCCCGGAGACGTACTTAGATGGGGCCAATTATTGTGATAAGAAATCACTCAATTGTGTTGCTCCCGTCCCAGACGTTTATATGGCAGTGCATTCGTTGTACTACCTAACCCCCGAAGAGGTTTTGGAACACGTCTATCGCTCGAATGCCAAGCGTCTGTACGCCGTAGTGCATGAATTTCGCCAGTTGTATGGGCACTTTCATGGCGCAGATAAGTCGTACGAGTCGAAATTCGAGTGTTATCCGAAGGGTGATAGTGTCTGGGTGTCAATGAGTGTGAAGGGCAATTCGGTGCCATACACGCATGACGCCTGTTTTTGGTTGGCGTCGGGCTATTTTGAAGCTTGTGGTCGTGCGATGGCTTGGACTGGTAAACGAGTTGGAGACTCGTGGATGTACAAGTTCGCACCGGCACCAACCGGATTGACGAAGGAACGGGTCAAGACAATGGGTTTGGTCGAATCTCTCAGCCAGGCTCACCATTATGGGGAAGTTGACGGTATTCTTGGATACGGAGATCAAGATAACTTTCGCCCCGTGATGGAGTTTTTGAGCATTGCCACTTGTAAGATTTCAAGTGTTTGCGGTGTGACCATCATTCGTGACACTGGGGGCAAACAAGTCCTCATCCCCAAGGATTTGGTTCATACGGTGGCGAACAAGTTCATTGGTTACGCGCGTGACAAGCACCTTTTGAAGGCTGTCATCGCAGAATTTCGCAGTCAGGTGCGAAAGATGAATTTGCCCCCGGCGGTTGCGACGGATACGATAGTGTACGGGAGCGCATTAGCATTCATTGTCTCGATTGACGGTGAAATTGCCGCGTTTAGTGCATTGTTGCAACCTAGATGGATGCGTGCCTACGAGAAATTGACGCAAATCATGCAGTTGGACATGGAAGTGTTCTTGTGTTGTAGCAAGACAGAACTTCCAAACCTGACGGTCCAATCCTACAACGAAACGCGTGCGAGCGTACCAAGCGCCATGTTTGATGCCAAACTGGCTTGGCCAAAAGGGCTCAATGGAGTGGAATGTGATCGTCCACTCGTGCCACGCAGGGCGGGGT